CCAAGTTGTTCAGAATTAGGAACTCAATCTTATCCATAGTGAATGTAAGTGCTCATTATATACTTGGTCGAACTAGGTGCTGCACCATAGTGTGGATGAGCCCAGGTCGGTGGGAACACCACTACCCTACCAGTCTTCGGTTTGACTGTAAAGCTTTGTCTTGTGAAGTGAGTGACTCCATCATTATCGTTTAGATAAAACAAAAATGATACCGCCCGACGAGCGCTATCATAATCAATAATATCTACATGTTCATCAAATCTTTCATGCCCATTGGGAAGATATCTCTTAATTCTAAACTCTTCAAGAGATTTAATCTCAGGGAGAAACCGTGACTTTGTATCCAATTGATACATTGTACGAACTCCCTTGACAATGGGAATCATTTCACGGACCATCTCCATCTTCTCTTGATTCAGATTTACCTGAGTAAAACATGGTTTATGATCATCATTAATAAACTCTTGATGGGAAGAGTTTTCAAAGATTTTGATTAGTTTTTTACAGTATGATTCAGGGAGAACATCATACTGCCGAACCATATGAGAACTCTTCTTTTGCGATTTCATCTAGTTTCTGTAAGACCTCTTCAGTAAAATATTTGTCAGGATTTTTCAAGATCTCTTTAGCATAGACCTTCTTACCATTCATCTCATAACGACCTGCAACATTTTTCCACAGACCTCCCAGTTCACCCAACTCAAGAAGACCAAAATATCGATCGAGACCACGCTCATCATAATAAAGGCGTACCGTAACATCTTTGTTCTCCTTACTTAGACGCGACTTTGCTGTCTTAGCTTTAATAAGATTTCCAACGACTTCTGTTCCATCCTTTTCTTTCTTTTTTGAGAGATAAATGATTGTACTTGCCGCATATTTGAGACCGCTGCCTCCGCCCATCTCTTTGGTGGGAACGTATGATCCGATAACATCATAAGTGTGATTTGTAACTATCATGGGGATGTTTGCTTGTCCTAGTTTCAGAGTCAACATACGAAACGCACCTTTGACAAGTTGTGACTTTGTCATATCACGAACCATTTTATCGTTGAGTACGTCTGTGATCTCTTTCTCTGTAGACAACATACCAAGTGAGTCTAACACAAACATACAGGGTTTGCGGTCTTCTGCTTGGGTTTTGAGATAAATGTCCACAGCCTTAAGGGCCTTGGATCTGAACTCTTCAATGGTGACCACGTTGACCACCACAAGACGATTTAGATCTACCCCACGACTTGCGAGTAGACCCTTATTGACAGCGGCTTCAGTGTCAAAATATAGACAATACCCATCAGGATTAGAATCAAGGAAATTCTTGACGACTGCCAAGCTAAAGAAAGTTTTTCCAGTAGAAGACTCCCCAGCAATGGCAGTAATCTTATTCCCAGATACGCCACCAAATATACTACCTGAACACAGTCCGTTAAAGATGTACGAACCTGTGTCCACGAAAGTTTCTGTTTCGTCGATGTCGGCTGCGAGTCTTGTATAGTCATCTCCGATCTCTTTTACTATGTCTTTTAGAAAATCCATTATCCAAAAAATAATTCTAAGTTTACAGTCTTCTCAACATTCCAACCAATGGCGTCAAGAATTACCTTTACTGGGTAAAGGAAGGCTTTGTTGAATTGTAGTTCATAATCAATGTATTTGCCAAGTCCAAACTCATATGGGAAGTCTGAGGCAAAGGAAACTACATTTTCCCTGATAGGGTTTGGTTTTGATAAGTGAATGAACTTAATCTTGTCACCATTATTAATGTAAGAATACTTGGACTCAAGTTTTAACTCCTTCACTAAATGATTATGTAGGAGACACCCACGGACATGCATAGGACATCCCTTACCATAAATTGTAGAATGGTTCTTATGTTTGTGTACATCAGATACACTACGAGGAAAGGCAATCTCCTCCGGTGACATATTATTAAATTTAACCCTACATTCATCAATATATTTGATGACATCCTCCTCAGTCCCGTTCATCATCAGTTTCAAAGCACCCCTAATCATATCCCTACAAGGTGCAGGTGTTGAGGATTTTACTGCTTCAATCCCCATGATTTTTAGTTTTGGGTCCTCATAACGAACACCCTCACTATCCCATACGTTAAGAATATATCTTTTCTTTGCTGTCCAGATTCCGCGATCAGCGATGTTCTCTCGCTTCATCTGCATCTTTTGATCATATGCATTCACATATGTCGCCAGTTTCTGGTAACTTTTCTCAATAAACGGTTCCAGTTTATCCTGGCAGATCTGGTCAATGATCCCCACAATCTTAGTTTTCTCGCCGAGCTTATTGCTAAAAAATTTATCAACAAGAGGTCCAAAATTAAGATAGATTGAATCAGTGTCAGATGCGATAACATAATCTACATCTTCTGTCTTTAACAAACTATTTAGATAGATGTTTACTTTATTTTCTATCCACCGGATAGACACCTGCCCGGAGAGTGTAATTGCTTCTGCATTGGCCAGCTTGTAGTACCTAAAATACTGATTACCGATAGCCCCATAAGCAGAGTTAAGAGCAATCTTCCTAGCCATTTGGAAATTGTTGAACTTTGCAACATCTTTCTCTGTCTGATCTCTGAGTTTTCTCAACTCACTGTCAGAGAGTTTTTCGTACTGATTACCAGAAGACTCAATAATCTTCTGATCAGGTCCCTCTCCAGCACCACCGATTAAGTATCCCATATTATTTACTTGACATCGTACTTGAACTTATCTACATCAAAGTAAGAATCATAATCCATCTTACCTTCACGTTGATCCAGAATCTCATTGATAAGGATCTTCATTTCTTTCACAAATTCAGGTGATAACAACCTCCTAGGTGTGACCTTCATGGGAGTAAAACTACTTGGTTTCTTTGATCCACCAGGAAGACTCATACCCTGTGTGTCAATTTTGTCCGTCATTTTACTTCTCCAATAATCCATGATCTCATACCATATGGTCTATCGGCAATAATAGTCTGAGTATGTTCTACCACATCTTGTGGTACAACTAAACAGAATCCAATACCTAGATTGAATACATTTCTCATTTCTTCCTCATCAATGTCTCCTGCCTGTTGGATCTTATTGAAGAGTTCTGGTCTCTCCCAAGAAGAGTAATCAACATCAACTGTAAGACCTGATGGAAGACACCTAGGAAGGTTCTCAGGGATACCACCTCCAGTGATATGTGCCATACCTAGGATAGGAACCTCATCCAATAGGTGCTGGATTAGACGAGCATAGATGGTAGTTGGTCTCAACAACTCAGGCATCTCTTTATATTTAATGTAATTTCTCCACAACATATCATTGATGAGTGTGTATCCATTACTATGAAGTCCATTACTCTCAATACCAATGACTACATCACCCGCTTGGATGTTTCTACCATCAACAATATCATTCTTCTCTACAATACCAGTACAGAAGCCAGCAACATCATAATCATTTTGTCTGAAATGTTCTGCAGTTTCTCCACCTATTAGTTCCATCCCCGCTATTGTACAACCAACATTAATCCCATATACAATGTCGCTGACATTAGCATCAAGTGTTTTGGTAGAGACATAATCTAAAAAATATAATGGTTTAGCACCGGAACATATAACGTCATTAACGCACATAGCAACAAGATCCTGACCAATAGTGGTGTAATCATGAGCAATCCTACAGATATTCATTTTAGTTCCGACACCATCAGCTCCAGATACCAACACGGGTTTCTCATATCCTGATGGGATCTCCATCATTCCACTAAATCCACCGTCAATCTTAGGTGCCAGTACCTTAATGTATTCAACAAAAGATCTACCCTTAATAATATCAACTCCAGAAGTTTTGTAGTCCATCAGATTCCCCTCCGTTTCATTTCAGCTTCAATGTCAACTAATTTCTGTTTTGACTTCAACATCTTACCCTTGAAGACCTTACGATCAGCATACATCTTCTCCATCAATTCAGGCAAGAAACCCTTGGTATCTTTACGGAACATAGCTCCATTAGCACAGACAGCATAGTCGCTATAAAGTTCAAAGTTAAGTTTCTCACCTAGGATCTTGTCCACTGTGACACTAGGATGTTTTTCACTCATGAGTGTTTCGGGAGAGATATTATACTGCATCATCAGGTGAGGATACAGAGAGTTCAAGTCAAAGGATACCACATATTCATAAACACCTGGTTTAGGTTCTTTAACATAAGCCCCAGCAAACTTATCACTCTTCTCAGATGTATTCCTAGGTGGAATGACAATATTTCTCTTCTTGAGGTAGTTGTAGATAATCGTATCCCACATACGGACTTGAGCCATAGGATCAATGAAGTTCACCTTTGCATCAAATGCCATGGTGATGACCAACTCAATCAGTTTCATTTTGTCTTCCAAACGGTCAACAAGTTCCACGTCTTTGATGTTGTAATCAATGAACTTCTTCCAGTTTCCCCTATAGAAATCCTTAAAAGTATCAAACTCACTGTGGTCCAGTTTCTTCTGTCCTAGTTCAACCTCAGCAATAAAGTCCAATCTATAGGACTCACGATTCACATAAGTAAATTTCTTATAGAGTTCCAGGTAGTCAAGTGTAGTAACACCAGAGATCGAATAGACATTATATTCACGACCAGAGATACCAATCACCTGATGATCTACCATCTTCCAGGGTGAAAGTTGTTTCATTTTCTTATCACCCATGATTCGTGACATACGACCACAGAGATATGGAATATCATATAGACGAACATTCCAACCAGTGATCACATCAGGAGTATTCTGTTCCCACCAATACAAAAAAGATTCAAGCATAGCAATCTCATCACTATGATAATGATAAGTCACATTATTCTGTGAGGGGGTATATGGATGACGACCCCAGGTAGTAATCTGTTTAGTAGTATAATCTTGAATTGAGATAGATAACATCTCCTCAGAACATGAATCAGGACTAGGGAATCCCTCTTCAGACTGTACCTCAATATCCATAGTGACCAGTCCAATCTTTTTCAGATCAAACTTGATCTCCTCCTCAGAATACTTATCAGAAATATATTGATACTGATACCTCTCATTCCCATAAACTTTAAATCCCTCTACACCATCATACTTCTTGATGAAGTCTCTACAGTCTCTTACCAAACCAGGTTTGATGGGTTCAACATGTTCACCCTCAAGTGTGCGATACTTGGTCTCTCTCTTGGATTTCACAAAAAGAGTGGGAGAATATTTCTCTT